TCTTTGAAAATAAAGATCCTACTAGAATTGACTTAGGTAACGGTGAAGTTATGACATTTAGTAAACAGTACATGGAGCCTTTCCATTGGATAACTGATCCACAAAAAACATTATTAAAGAAAACTGGTTCATTACCAAAAACAGCTGCTGAAATATTAAGCAACAAAGAATATCTAACTACAGGTTGGAGTCCACAAATCACTAAAAAAGATGATAGTTCAATAGAGAAAGCCTTGAAACTAGGCGGTCAAGTTGGATCTAAATTTTTACCTATATGGGTAAATCAAGCTGTAGAAGGATATATGGAAGATGGTTTAACTTATGATGATGCACTCAATGTTGTCTTAGGACAATTAGCACATCCAAAATACAAAGGTCCAAGATCAACAATGTTTAGAACTAGAGAACTGGTCGAAGATCCAATGAAAGCTTTATTTTAAGGAGGATATAATATGGCAGGAACAGGCGTAGGAAAATATAGTACTACAGCAGCAAACAATACATCTGTACAGTCTACAAACTGGGCTGAAGGTATGGCTCCCAGTGATGTCAATAATGCAGCTAGAGAAACACTTGCTAATGTAAGGGCTGCTGTGAATGATATTGCAGCTGGATATGTAGAACTGGGTGATACTGATGGAGAATATACAGTAACTAAAATTGATGCTGATACATTTACTATTAATACTGCTAGTGATTTAAGAACTGATTATTATCAAGTTGGTAGAAAAGTTAAAGTAACTCACTCTAATGGTACTACTACAGGAACAATAGAATCTACAGCTTACTCAAGCCCAACACTTACAGTTAATTTATCTGGAGCTAATATTACAGGAGCTGCCATAACTAAAGTTGAACTAGGACTACCTAATGCTGGTGGTGCTGCAAATATAGATATGGATGATGATGCTAAACTAAGGTTTGGCGACTCTCAAGATCTACAAATTTATCATGATAGTAATCATTCTTATATTGAAGATTCAGGAACAGGTGATTTAAAATTAAAAGCTTCTATTGTAGAAGTGCAAAATACAGATGCTACTGTTGGAGCTAAATTTACTGGTGATGGTTCTGTTGAATTAAATCATAATGGAAGTAAAAAATTAGAAACAACTTCTTCTGGTGCTACAGTAACAGGGGATCTTTCTGTTAGTGGATCTATTACAGCAGGTGGAACAAATATAGTACAAAATGCTTACCCTGTTGGATCTATATATATGAATGCTACTAGCTCAACAAATCCAAACACATTATTAGGATTTGGTACTTGGGCTAGATTTGGTGAAGGAAGAATGTTAATTAGTCAACAGAGTTCCAATTCAAGATGGAATAGTGCAGAAGAAACTGGTGGATCAGAATCAGTTACATTAACATTATCACAAATACCGAGTCACTCTCACTTTACATTAAGTAGTGGCAATGGTTTTCCTAATCAGGTATCAGCTAACGGTGCATTAACAAAAACAACAAACTCAAATGGTGGTGCAGGTAACAACGACTATGTTTCTTTTGGTGTATCTGGACAAGCTAACCAATCACCATCTCAATCTGTTGGTGGTGGAACATCACACGATAATATGCCTCCGTTTATTACTGTCTATATGTGGAAAAGGACTGCTTAATGGAACAAAACAACAAAGAAGCAATTATTCGTATTGAGGGTGATATTAAATTAATTCATCAAAAAATTGATACGCTAAAAGACAATCATTTATATCATGTGGAGAAAGATATTCGACAATTAAAAACATTTATATGGTTTATTGGAACAACCGTATTCTTGCAAATGTGTTATTTAATTGTTAGAAGCTTAATATGAACAAACGGATACTGATAATTTCAGATACTCACGCACCTTATCATCATCCTGACCTGATTCCTTTTTTAAAAGGTATTAAAAAAAAGTACAACCCTGATAGAATTGTACATATCGGCGATGAATGTGATAAACACGGATTAAATATGCATGGGCAAGACCCTGACTTACCATCCGCTGGTGACGAACTAGTAGAAGCTAGAAAAGTAATTCATGAAATTGAAAAATTATGGAGTAATGTAGATATACTACATTCTAATCATGGCAGTCTTGCGTATAGAAGGTCCTTCAAAGCAGGTATACCTATGGCATATATGCGAGGATACAATGAAGTACTTCAAGTTGGTAAGGGATGGAAGTGGCATAATGAACTTACTATAAAACTACCTGATGGTAACAAAGTACATTTTCATCATGGCAAGTCTGCTAATATTTTATCTGTGGGGCAGAAGCAGGGAACCTGTTATGTACAGGGACACTATCATACAAAGTATGGTATATCATATTGGGGCAACCCAGAATCATTATTATGGGCGATGCAGGTAGGATGTCTTATAGACAAAGACTCTATGGCATTTGCATATGATAAAGTATTTAAGGATAGACCTATTATTGGCTGTGGAATCATTATAAACTCACAACCAAAATTATTACCTATGGTCTTGTCAAAAGGAGGAAGTTGGAATAAAGTAGTTCCATAGTGGAAACTACAAAGAAACAAGAGGGTGGCAATCACTATAAAGACTTAGTGATACAGCCGATAGAATTTATACTCGCAAATGACATACCACATTGTGAGGCTTGTGTAATAAAATATATTACAAGGTGGAAAACAAAAAATGGTATAGAAGATTTAAGAAAGGCAAGGCACTACATTGACATCCTCATTGAAAACGAATCAACAAAATCATGATATATATATGTACCAACCACAAAATAACAGACGACCAGGCATAACAAAGAATTTAGAACTCAACAATCAAATGCACTATGTGCAAGTTGAGTATGAAAATGATTTGCCTAGAGTCATAATGATTTGGAGTAAATCTAAATATGGAACTACATACCCAGACCTAATGCATAGGATCGGTATGTATATGACTAAAGAACTACAACTATTTAAAGATCCTGTAGAGGCACTAGAATCTATTGCTAGTCAAGTACCTAGAAGGACTACTGGTGAACCTACAACTATTGATGGTCTAATAGCTGATGAACTTTTAAAGGATATGTATTTTGGAGCAGATTAAAAAACGTATTAAAGATCACGAAGGTTTTAGAGATGAGGCTTACAATGATAGTCTTGGTATACCTACTATAGGTTGGGGGCATATGATCTTACCAGAAGATAACATTCAGATGGGTGTTAAGTACTCTGTGGATCATTTAAGTGAGATATTTGATAAAGACTTTGAAATCGCTTTTAAGGCTGCAAAACAGCTCATAGAGAAGCATATACCCAATTTGTATACCCAAGGCTTAGATCAGGGTGATATAGAGCAAATTCAGGGCGTTTTGATCGAAATGCTCTTTCAAATGGGCTACCCTAGGGTATCTAAATTTAAAAAAACACTAAAAGCACTAGATGAGGGTGATTTTAAAACTGCTGCTGATGAGATGATTGATTCTCGATGGCATCAACAAACACCTGCTAGAGCAATAGAACTATCTACAATCATAAGGAATATATAAATGTTACAAATGTTAATCAAGCCTCTCTTGGGAGTGGCTAGTGATGCTATTGGTGGTTATGTTGAAACTCGTAAAGCCAAAGCAGAACAAAAGCTAACTGCTATAAAAGCAGAAACAGAGATAAAAAAGAAACAAATTGCAGGAGAAATAGACTGGGATGTTGAAGCTATCAAAGGTAGCAGAGACTCATGGAAAGACGAATATTTAACCATACTTTTTAGTATTCCGCTGTTGCTCTGCTTTTTACCGTTTACTGTAGAGTATGTTGAACGAGGTTTTGCAGCTCTCGCTATGACCCCTGACTGGTACAAGTACACCTTGGGAGTGATCGTGAGTGCCTCATTTGGAATCCGTGGAGCAACTAAGTTCTTTGGTAAAAAATGATTTGGGTCATAACAGTTATGCTGTGGTATGATGGTTTAAATGGTCCACACTATTCTGAGTATAAATTAAAAGAATTCAATACAAAGATAGAATGTTTGGATTATGTATTTTGGAATAAAACAGAACTAGTAACTAAACTAGCAGAGGATCATGGAGCAAAAGAAGGTAAAGGTTTAAAGACCTGGGCATTCTACTGTGAGAATAGACAACTAGAGGAAGTATGAAAATAAGTGAAAACACATCTATCGCAATGCCAATGCGTAATCTTATCAGTATTATTGGTGCTTGTATTGTGGGTGCTTGGTTCGGGTTTGGAGTCATTGAGCGACTTAATATTATAGAAACTGAATTGCAGCTAATGCAGCAAGACTTGCTTGAGGCATCCACACAAAAGCCTATAGATCAAGAGCAGTTTATGTTATTGGAGTTCCTCTCTAAGGAACAAGATAAATTAAAAGAAAAAGTAGAAGCTGAAGTACCTAACATTAAAAAGAACGATATGACTATACAGTTTCATGAAGAAAGAATAATAGATTTAGAAGAAAAAAACGGATACAATGATTGAAGTAGTATTTGCAATATTAATGATACAGAATGGAAAGGTTATAGAGTATGTCCCTACAAGCGGTATGGCTGACTGCCTTGAACAGAAACGCATTGTTACAAGACAGATCGGTGAGAATCAGGAAGGCATATCTATGTCCTGCCAACAAGTCAAAGCAGAAATCGAAATCGACATGGGTGATCGTAAACGAATCATTAAAATCTTAGACTAGCCGAGAGAATAACGCATCTAAGGACTGACAACCTAGGTCTACATTACAGCCAGAGATAAATTACTCTCTCTATCCTTTAGGAATATCGAATTGGCTATTTTCTCTTTAACACCACCAGGACATAACTTAGTCAGACATCTCTGGGTGATACTAATACTAGTAGGTGTCTTTTAGTCTGATACCAAATAAACCGAGTACGAAGTGGGCAAATACCTATACTTCATTCTATATATACCAGTACTCGTATCCTGGCCCGGAATATTTTACGAGAGAGACATAAGCTGGTCAGCCTTGCGTGCTTATTCCTTTACTATAGTCTAGGCATTCATATGCCTCTCTCTATCCATTGACCGCTGGAATATTATATTCGTGAAGAAGCTTCTTTAGTTCTCCACATTTCAATTCTTATTTTTGCTAGATCATATAATCTACGCATCTTTGAAAACCTTGCTTTAGCAAATGCTAGATTCTCAATATGTACTCTGTATGCAGTATCTGCATGAGCTGTTCTTTTCTTAGCAGCTTCACTGCCTTCAGTCATACTAGCTAAATTATCTACAAGATGCTTAGTATAGTTATCTAAAAGATCAGCTGCTTCTTCATACTCAGCAAGAGTATCAAGATTGTTAGCCATAAAGTTATATGCTTTCTCAGCAGATCCTTCATCCAATGAAGTTTCTTTTGAAAACTTAATATTCTTTTCTTCTTTTTGAAAGTTAGCTGGATCGTAACTCATAGTATCCCTCCTTGTTTTTCTATGTATCCTGGCTTACGAATACAGGATGTCACAATTGTTGTACCTTCATCTTTGTTAAAGTATTTAATAAACTTTTGTCTGGCAAGATCAGCTGTATGAGCTTTGACCAAAGCATCAACAAGTTTACTCTTACCATTCTTATCAGTATACTTACCCTCGCAATAATAGTTCTTAGGAGCATTAGCCAAGTAATCATTTAGCTTTAGTTTTGCTTCCATTATATCTAATTTACTCAATGTAAAATCCTTTCATCATCCTGTAACAAATAGTTCCACAAATTATCTTGTACTTCACCTGTTGCATACAAAGATACTTTACACTTATCTCTGTTTACAATTTCATATATTGTAGTACGAGCATCACCAGCTTTGTTGTGTGAAGATATAATTATACACTCAACCTTTTTTTTCTGATTTTGTTTTCTAACCTTACCTTCACTAACAAAACTGTATGTTGAAATATTTTTTCTTTGAAGGACCTTCATAAGATTAACAGCCTCATCCTTTAGCTCCTTGTCAAATAGCTTAGTATATGAGGCTGCTCCCCTAGTATGCCCTACTAGAATAGTTGCAACATGGTTATCTCTACGAAAGTTATCTATTGCTACTTCACAAACATTTTCATGATAAGCATCAAAAAACGCAGAGTCTAACTCATTAATGGTTTCATCAGAAAGGTATTCTTTGACCTTCTTCGTCATATTCTGCACTTACCTCTGCTTCATCCATTGTACTAGCTGAATATAAATTTACAGCTTGTTTTACATATTTTACTTTTTCAGACCATTTCATGTCCTTGTCAAGCATAGCATCATTAACTGCTCTTACTCGAACCATATCACCTGAACGAAGTTGATCTGTGATAGCAGATGTAATCTTTTTACCAGACGGTGTGTCTTGGTTAAGATCATCATCAGCAAGAGCTTCAAGACCTTCAGCAACCTTTAGTTGTTTAGCTGTGTAGGTTTTACCGTTCTTACTGTAACCTTCAAACTCTATCCATTCACCCTCTTTGAGAGCATCCATAGGTTTAGTGCCATCCGATAGCAATCCATTGTTCCAATAGACTACAATATCAT